TATTGGTAATAGTCGCACCAGTATTAGCCTGAATCCGATAATGGGCAGTTGCATCCGCCGCAACGCTACTGGCAGCAGAGTTGCTTCTTTGAATATCGTGAGAGTGGGTTGGCATTTCACTTGTAGACAATGTGTGCGTCTGAGTACCACCAGTCGCGCCTAATGTATTACTTGCAGAAAGAACAGTGTTAGTCAAACGGGAAGCCGCAGTGCCGTTCATATTGTCCAACCCGGCAGGAACACGACCACGCAAATCAGGCAAATTGAAAGTTGTAGAACCGTCTCCAGTCCCATACGTTGTACTGACAACGGAAAACAATCCTGCGTACTCGCTGCGGCTTACGGCTTGTCCAGCACACAGCAACCATCCCGACGGGGCTGCAGAACCAGCAAAAGCAGTAACGGAACCTACTGGGACTGCCCCGATGGTTCCACCCAACGCCGACGAAATACCCATCAGGCCGTCTGCCTCTCCCAACCCGTCACAGACACCGTCACCTTATCCGCAGTATCCGACAACCCCTGCAACGTATCCCCCGACTCAAACACCAGGGCCGTATCCAACACCACCGTGTCATATGCCGCGATCGGCAACCTATACACAAAACAGTTACCAGCAGTCGCCGCCGTACCATCATAAGACAACGTGACAAGACGCTCCACACCATCCGTGTTACACACAACAATCTGTTTCACAGCCCACTGATAATTCGTAGTCACCGTGAACAAAGTCGTTGTCGAAGTTCCCAAAAACGTGGGAGCCTTCAACATCTTCGGAAAAACATCACCAACAGCCATTACGGATTCACTTCCATGATTAGGTACGTTGTCAGGTTACTCGTTGTCTGCGTAGGAGCCGCCGCACCAGTCGGCCCTGTAGGACCAGTCGGCCCGGTAGGACCAGTCACCGTAGAAGCCGCACCCGTCGCACCAGTCGGACCAGTCGGCCCGGTCGGGCCAGTAGCCCCATCCACACCGATTGTGCCAGCAGCACCCGTAGGACCCGTAGGACCCGTAGGACCCGTGGGACCTGTCGGTCCTGTGGCTCCGTCAACACCAATCGTTCCTGCAGCCCCGGTCGGACCAGTCGGTCCTGTGGGACCCGTGGGACCGGTAACAGTCGACGCAGCCCCAGTGGGTCCAGTCGGACCCGTAGCCCCAATCTGTGCCATCAACGCCCACTCAGAACCCCCAGGTGCCTTCCCCGAAAACACGCCAAGCGAAATATATGAAGACCCGTTGTACTCAACAACATCGTTGACGTAATACGTCGTGGAGTTGTCATACGCGCCACGCCACACAAACCCAGGACCAGTCGGGCCAGTAGGACCCGTAACCCCTGTAGGGCCAGTAGCCCCCACCGGACCGCTCGGTCCCATATCGCCAGTTGGTCCAGTAGGACCAGTATCACCAATAGGGCCAGTCGGACCAGTCGGACCGATAGGACCCGTAGGACCAGTTACAGTGCTAGCAGCCCCAGTAGGACCAGTAGGCCCGGTAGGACCCACATCCCCAGTTGCCCCAGTCGGTCCCGTTGCTCCAGTCGCTCCAGTCGGTCCCGTAACACCAGCATCTCCTGTTGCCCCTGTCGGACCTGTCGGTCCAGTTGCGCCAACCGCGCCAGTTGCTCCCGTGGGACCTGTAGGTCCCGTTGCGCCCGTCGCTCCACTTGCTCCAGTAGGACCCACAGCTCCCGCAGGTCCTGTACTTCCCGTGGGTCCAGTTGGACCTGCACTGCCAGTAGGTCCTGTCGGACCTGTTGCTCCTGTGTCACCCGTATCCCCTTTCGCCCCAGTCGGGCCTGTTACACCCTGCGATCCCGTAGGACCAGTAGGACCTGTCGCCCCGGTCGCGCCCTGCGGACCAGCGTTACCAGTTCCCACCACAGTAATAGCGGCATCAATCGACACCGCACTAACAGCAGGAACCACAACCGCACCAACCGAGGCGGTCGTGCGTTCAACAGTGATGGTGTACGTTTCACTGCCTGTGGTTCCCCTGTCAACCGTGATGAGAGTGGTAGCCAACTGCTACCTCGTAACGTCTGCGAGAACCGTCACGTTACCAGCAAGAATAGTGGACACAACACCGGACGCTGTTTCCTCCAAATCCCAAAACGCGACACCAACCGGGAGGGTTGCGGAATCGGTGGCAGACAAAACACACGTCACCTGGCCGTTCGCTGCTGACGTGACAGTGCAAGTGAATGACGCTTTGACGGTGGTGGAATCCTGCGAGGAACGGATTTGCGCCCGATAGGTACGACCCGTGATATCGATAGCGGTGGACCCGTCAGACGTGATTGTGACGACAAGGGTTTCGGTGTCGCCACGGGTAATCGTCAAATCCTGGTCAGCGGGTACAGCCATAGCCCTACCACTTTACCTTATTTGCCCAGTACGCCGCCGACATCTTGCCCTTAGCGATGTTCTTCGCGTGGCGGGCCTTGAACGCCTTGTTGCGGGCCGACCCCTCCGGCGACCCCTGAACCCCTTGCTGACCGAACCTGATCAGCTTCACCTTGTCGCCTTCTTTGGCGAGAACAGCGTGGGACTTTGCGGCGTTGGGGGTTCTTTTCGGTTTGTTGTAGCCAGCGAACTTTTCGCCCCGATACTCGATAGTCACTGCTTCGCCGCCCACGCATTGTCAACAAGATTCGGGTAGGTGCGACCAGCCTTCTTCGCGCGGGCCTGAGCCATCCGCTTCTGTTCCGCCGTCAACGGGGTGGACTTCTTCTTCGGGTTTTTCGTGTCCCAAAACGGTGTCTGCTTCTTCTTCACTGATCCTCCAGGGCATCCGCATCTGATAGTACCTGAAACACGCCCTCAGGGACACGATACGTTGTGCCTGGGACCATCCGATAGTTGTGTTTCCCGATGTCAGCGTTGACACGGCGTTTCACCCTGATGTCCACCTCCACGTTCGGGGTGACCCACTCAGGGTCGTCCAGCAAGGTGCCGGTCGGGACAGCCTGCAACAACTGTTTCACCGCTTTGCTCCATGTCCAGTTCGAGGTGTATGCCGCCTGTTTGCGGGCCACCACATTGTTGCGTTCCCGGTTACGGTATGCGTCCAGCATCGCATCCATAACTTCCCCCAAATCGGGTTCGTCCCACATCCCTGTCGTGTCAGCTCGGGATTTGGCGCATGAGATTTGGTAGGTCGCCAACCCTGCGAACTGGGTTTGCCCAGTCGTCAACGACACAATGTTAGGTACACCTAACGCGATGGCTTGGAGGGGCATCAACCCGAACCCCTCACCCCGGCTGACCGCCACATAACAATCCGCCTCGTTGAACCACCCCACCTGCTGATCCAACGTCATCCACTCTCGATGCAAAAAAATGTTGTTCCCCAACGGTTTCGTCGGGGTGTCACGCGCATGAGGGGCCGCTTTGATGTGCAGTTCCGCGTTATGTAACTTCAAACGGTTGAACGCTTCAACAACGATGTCCAACCCTTTGCGTCGCCACAACGACCCGCCAGCCGCAAACCTGAACACGTCACCACCGGGTCGTTCCCGAGGAAACCACACCTTCCGGTCAACCCCCAACGGCACCACCCGCACATCCCCACAAACCTGACCAAACAAGTCGGCATTATGGTCGCATGGGACAAGCACCTGATCATACTGACCCAACCAGTTACGAAAACCAGCAGGCAACACATCGGTTTCCCACATCGAAAACAACACCCGATGCTGCCCCACAAACCAACCCTTGCACACGTTCGGCACCGACATATGAATGTTCACCGAACCCTTAGGGTCCAGCATCACAGTCTTCGGCAACGCCCCACGAAACCCGTGAACCATTGAACCATACCCGAACCTGGGGTCGTCAAACCCCGTCCACGACTGGACATTCACTCCGCAACACCACGCGCAACCAAACGCTCAACATCCGGTCGCCCCTCCACCTGCGCCACAGTCTCAGCACGGGCCTCCAATGCTGCCGCACCGTCAATCCCGCGAGGCTGCAAACCGTTCTGACGCAACCGCTTATAAGCAGGCATGTCCTTATCCCAATTCTTCGCTGTCCGGTTCGTCGCCGCAACCTGCGCCCCACGGGTCGTCGTCGAATTAGCCCCGAAAGAAATCCCGGCAACCCGACACCCGAAGCACCCTTCCACATCCAGCGACGGATGCGTCTCTGCGTGTTTCACGTTATGTAATCCTCGTATCCAGCTTCAATAAGGTCCGCTTCCTCAGCGGCAGTCAACTCATGGATATGGCCCCCATGATAAATCTTCTCAACCGTGGACATGTCCCCCGGCTGGTTCTCCGTGAACGATCCATCAGTCAACTTGTACACGTTCCTGCCCCTCGGAAAGT